AATTAATAATTAAAAGCTATGTTCAGAAAAAAGCAAAGTGAATTTCAGTATGCCCCCGGAATCGAAAAGATTATCGAGGACATTCAGGGCGGTGGAACTATTGCCCGTGCGGAACTGAAGGGAATCATTGATGAACTTCCTCCGCTTGTTATGGTGGGTAAGGACACTAACGGTCTTTATCATATTGTTAAGACTGGAAGAGTTACGGCTGTAGCTGCTGCCGATGCGGTAGCTATTCAGGTAGCAAAGAATCATGTGTTTAAAGTTGGGGAAGCGGTTACAATCGGCGGTGCTTTAACTGGAGCTTCCGATGTAATCTCCGCAATCGACAAGACCGCCCCGGCCTATGACACAATAACTCTTGCTGGTCCGATTGGGGCTGTGAAAGTAGATGATGTGTTAGTACTTGTAACTGCTAAAGCTGCTGCCAAAGCTGCAAAGTTCAAGTATACCCCGGAGGTTATCACCATGAACAAGGTTGATGTGACCGTAGCTAACCAGCAGTCAGGTCTCTTGGTGCGTGGTACTGTTAATGAAGCAGTAATGCCCTACCCTGTTGATGATGCTATTAAAGCGTTGCTTCATTTTATCCGTTTTATGTAATCCATTAATTCATAACTATATATGGAAAGAAGTTTAATTAAACAAGTGAACCGTAAGAATATGGGCGCCCGCCTTAACTCGCGTAAGGTTAAGCCGGTGTTTTTCCCTAATTTCTTCGGTGTAAAGCAGAAGAACTCTCTGAAATGGGAGACTCTTACAGGTGAGAAAGGTGCACCAGTTATCGCTGACGTTATTTCATTCGATTCTTCCGCACCTCAAAAGAAACGTGAAGTTATCGGTAAGATGTCAGGTGATATTCCTAAGACTGCTGTAAAACGCGGTATGAACGAAAGTGATTGGAATGAATACCAGCAACTTAGCAGGGATTGTGAAGGTGATTCGGATTTGAAATCTATTCTTGACCTTGCGTTCAAAGATCAGGATTTTGTATATAATGCTGTTCGCGGTCGTTTTGAATGGTGGTGTATGCAGTTGATGTCCAAAGGTGGATTCGTTCTCAATTCAAGCAATAACAATGGTATTGTTACCGAAGAATTTGTAGGCTGTGGTATGCCTAATGAAAACAAGAAAGTTGCTGCTGTGGATTGGTCTAAGTCTACAACGGCCGACGGCTTGCAGGATATTGAAGATACCGTAGTTGCCGCTTCTGCCGAAGGTGTTACTATCAAATATGTAGTGATGCGCAAAGATAGATTTGCTCTATTGAAGAAACAGAAGGCAGTTATCGAAAAGGTTAGGGGCTGGATTAATCAGAAAGAAAAGCTGACTATCTCCAAGAAAGTTATCAATGAGTATCTTGCTGCCCAAGAGAATACGGAAGGTGTTCAGATCGTTCTTGTAAGTCCATCCGTTCGTATTGAGAATGCCGCTCATCAACGTACTACAGTAAATCCATGGGAAGCTGCCAATATTTGTTTCTTGGAAGATTTGCAGTGTGGCGACGTTCAGCATGGACCTATTGCAGCAGAACACTCTGTCGAGTACAAGAAGAAAGCTTCCACGCTGAAAAAAGACTTTGTTTTTATCAGCAAGTGGTCTGAACTGGAACCGTTCAAAGAGTGGACTAAAGCGGAAGCTAACGCAATTCCAGTAATCAATGACCCTGATGCAATGTACATCATGAAAACTGATGGCCAGGCATGGACGGAAGGTGAAGATACTGAAAAAACAGACGAAGAGGGTTATTAATCATCTATTATGGCAACAATCAGAGAAACAATACTAGAATATCCCTCCATTGAGGATATGAAAGGCTTCTTGGATAAGGTAGTCTTCGTTAAGCGGGGTATCAACTCCGAAGCAGAATGTACTGCTGAAAGCATGAAGCAAGTCGGTCTTTGTGTCGCTGATACGTACGCCATGTTAGTAAACTCACAGGATTTCAGTGAGAATAAGCTTTCTATCACTCATCCCCGTTCTTTCTATGTCCAGACTGCAAAACAACTGTATATAGAAAACGGGGAGCCGGAGAAAGCCGGTAAACTCGGGAAACGAATCATTATCAAAGGAAAGGCTGGTAACAGATGGTAAAACGATATCCACATACAGCGATAGTCACTATCGACGTTAACGGAAAGACAGTAAACGGTGAATGGGTTCCGGGGAAACCGATTGAAATATCCGTTCCCGGACGTTATGATCCTGTAAGTGATGGTACTGTTGTCTATAAACGTAATTCGGCTGGTGATGAAGCGCAAGTGCATGGTTATTTCTATACCAAAATTCAGCCTCAATCAGGTAGTAAGTTTTTGCGTTTGAAAGTCGCTTCCAAAGGTATTGACGTACCGATTATCTGTTGGGAACCTTATCAATCACATTCAATTATTAACGTATGAGAAACGGCATGACTCCCCTATTCACCTTTGATGAAATGGAACGTTGGTTTGAACACTTTCAAAGCAAAGCGGAAGACAAGATGCTTGTTTTCCTGCAAGCTGGAGGTGAAAAGTTTATCGAAGTGGCTCGTCGGAGTGGTTCATATAAAGACCAGACAGGTAACCTTCGAAGCTCTATTGGATATATAATTGCGAAAAACGGAAAAGTGGTTGCAGAGAACTTTACCGAAAGTGAAAAAGGAACTGATAAGACAACCGGTAAGTATAAAGGGCGTAGGCTTGCAGAAGAAGTATCTCTGTCTCATTCCGGTGGTTACGTGTTGGTTGGTGTTGCAGGAATGGAATACGCGGCATCCGTAGAAGCTAAAGGGTATGAAGTAGTTTCAGGAGCTAATACGCAATGTGAGAAATATCTAAGAGATACATTGAAATCTGTTTTTAGAAAGATTTGATTATGGATGAATTCGACGCTGTAGATATAGTCTACGATGCTGTGATTACTGCAAAAACTAATGTTATGATTTACAAAGATGCATCGGAATCGGGTGTTACTAATGAACATATCGTTATCAATCACCTGCAATTGAATGAGCTCGACTTCATTAATAAAGTACCTGTTAACGTCAATATCTTTGTCCCCTTGAATGAAAACGGCATGCCCCGACGTCAGCGCATGAAGGAACTTAGGCGTAAGGTAAGGAAATCGCTTGATTCAATCAATAGCAATGACGGTACATGTAAAGAAGTGACAGTTCTCTGGAGTGTTCCAATGCCGGACTTCAAAGAGGGGTTTGCTTGTACAAATATTAGATTAGAAATTTTAATAGATCAATAATTATGACAGGAGAAGTAAGACCTATCGCTATGGGCGTAGGTAAAATTAAATTCGGAACAGTCGGTGACGGTGTTCCAGGAGCGGACCTCAAAGAT